ACTCTTTCTCGGATGACTCTGGCGATGTATCCATCGTGACCGTGGTCTGGGATCGCCGGACAGGCTTCATCGAAGTTAACGATGAGGCCGTCGTCCCCGAAACCGATTGGGACGTACGTTGTACTAGCAACTGGACATGCTCTACGAGCATAGCTCCAGACGCGAATAAAACGAATGTCACAACCATCACCACCATTGCGCTGATGACTATACCTCCGTATCTTGTTAGCGATACGGATGCAGGCCGTGGAATATGCATGGTAATCACCTTTTAGATAAAAGGGTCTGATCATCATGCCATCCAGGTAGTCATGCCCGCAACTCTCAAAGAAACGTCCAGCCACGAACGTTTTCTTTTTATTGACATTAAACCCTAAAAAGGATAGGGCGTTCAACAGCAGTGGGAAACAATCACGGCGAAGAATGATGTCGTCCCCAAAAGAGACAGCTTCATAATCACCAGATGCTCGCGCTAGAGCTAGAAAGATTATACTTTCTAGTTCGAACGTGTAGCCGTTCCCCATTGATGAGAACTTGGAAAGCCGCACCTCCTGGCCTTGAATCGTACTATACTCTGTACGAGCAAGATCTAAGAGGGAGGCCCATTCAAACGGTAGCAGCAGCCAAACTAACTCGCGAGAGATTGTATCGCTCGCAGAAGATAGATCGACTGTCGCCAGACCGCGATGAATGGCATCTTTCGCCAGCCTACGGTTAACTGTAGCCTGGTGGTCAAGATTGATTCCATAATGTCGAAGCTTTCGTTTCAACAAAGCACCAATGCCAAGCTGAACATAAATGTTCAGATGAGGCTCGATCGCAATAGCTCGATCAGTTTTAGAGGTCTTTGGAACGAAAGTTACCCGGCTTGATGCCTTTAGCTCTATATCAGAAGCTGATCTAGGAACTAGGGAGCGCCAGTACGGGTAAAGGCGAGGTGTAACATGCATGGAGCATGTGTATTTCTTGCTAGCGACAACATCGTTACCAGCAACACTAGACGTGGCGCCAGGCCCGTACCTGAAATGTTTTTCTGCAAACTCGAGATCACTACGAGTAAGTGGACCTAACAAATCAGATATGATCTGCTGTGCTCTAGCGATGACCTCATTTGTTCTCCTGTCAGTGGGGCTAACGCCGCCCTGAGTATAGGATACTAATCGGTCATTCGTATCGGCGCACTGCTTCTCAGCATCCCACCACGATTGTACAGCCTGCTTACGCGGGTCATACGACGTTTTAAGATGAGGGTTCTTCCGAAGTGCCTCTGTTACCAGATAGTCATCAGCAAAGGTTGGAGAATCAAAATCCGGGATCGAAAGATCAAGATATTGATCCCACTCCTCAGCTTCGGCTAACAGGTAGCAGGTTAACGCGCGAGCAGTACCAACAGACTCGCACGTCCGCAAGAATGTCCCAAGCTCGACCTTGAAGGTACGAGCGGCCAGGTTCAACCTAGGCTTTCTGGTCATGATCAGACCCTCTCGTTAATAGAGAGGATCCAGATCACGGACTGCACCACGCACCAGCGTGTTCTGCAGGCCGTTCACCAGGAAAGCGAACAGATTCTTGCGTTCGGTATCGGTAGAAGCCACCGGGAGGATGACATCCACGTTAGCGCGAAGTACGTAAGCCGAAGTAGTGACACCGTTCACTGTAGTAGTGATCGGATACTCGACTGCGTACTTCGCCCGGTTGACCAGAGCGCCACCCGACGCGAACTTGTTCGAGATAGACAGTCGGCGGAAGCCGATTGCCACACCCGAAGTTCGATCGACGAAGGAAAAGGCGCCCGGAGTTTGGTTTTCCGGATTGAACGTAACGGCAACAGGAGTTGCTTGACCATCGTTGATGGTAATAGGGGCAATAGCCGCCATAGGTATAAAAGCCTATAATGAGATTGATAAGAATCAAGAAAAGCGCCCCTTCGCTAAATAGAGAAGGGCTAGACCATTGAGAATATGACCCAAGCTAAGGCTAGGTTTATACGCTAACGTAGAGGCACGCGGAATTTCGATAGGCGCATTCCGAATATCGGTGCGCTTACAATAAAACGCGGTCCCGTTCGTTAGAGTATTACTGTTGCCAAGCGTGGTTATAAACTCACTGTATCTAGTTGACTGCGAGTTAATAACCTTAAGGCTATCACAGATCAAGAGGTTGTCAAGTGAGGACAGTACGTCCCCAACGTTGAACCACCAGTCTATGACAAAGCTATAAGGCATTACCTCCCAGGCAACGCCGAGTGGGTTGAGAAAACCGTGTTCCGCCAGACAAAGGAGGAGTGCATTCTGATTCATATATGCTCTCCACTTTGTACGGTAGAAT